AACATTCGCAACTACTGCACAAGGCGGAGACCAATGGGATGCAGCTAATTATGCGGCAGACCCAATAGTAGATTTACTGCATGCAAAGAAATTAATATTAGACCAGGGTTATAATCCAGAAGGAGCTACTCTATTACTAGATACTCTAGGATATAAGAGTTTAGTTAGTTGGTTAATATCTGGTAAAGGTTCAAGTATTCCTGGATTCTCAAGT